CCTGCGTTTGTACCAGCATTTGTGTCTATAACTAAATCGTGAGCTCCGTTTGATGTAATTTTACCTGAAGCAGAACCACTACCAACAGCAACTTTTCCCGTACCGTTAGTATCCAAAGTAATATTACCGTTTGCTGCATCTGTTATTTTTACTTTTGAAGAGTTTGTACCAGAATTTGTTTCAAGTATTAAATCATACGCACCGTTAGATGTTATAACACCATCTTCAGATCCACTCCCTATTTTTATTAAATCTGCATCAAGTATCACATCTCCTGTGCCATTACCTTGTAAAGTTAGATCACCGTTTGTTGTCGTAGGTTTTAAAGTGCTAGTTGTAGCAGTTAAAGTTCCCAAAGCTGTTATATCAGATAACGCTATGACTTCATCACTAGCATCACAATATATATGTTTTGCAAATCCATTGGGTACTGTCACCGTTGCAGCACCTGAACCCTGTTTCATTATGACATTGAAACCACCAGAAGTAGCGTTTTGTATGTGAAAATATGCAGTAGTTGTTGAAGGTGCAACTGTTACTGTACAATGTTGACTTAAAGTTCCTGTAAACTTAATAACTCTAAACATACCATCTTGTACATTACTAGAGCCACTAGAAGGTGATCCTTCTCTTACAGTAAGAGTAGCAGTAGAAGCATCAGATAAAGCAACAGACTTAAAAGCACCCAACCTATCAACAATGTCTAAATTATGATTTGTGGTTGTACCCCAAGTTCCTGATTGTTCACCTGATCCTATTTTTTCTATACCAAAGTTAGTAGAATAAGTTGAGGCCATTATTTATCTCCTATTACGCAGCTATCTCAGTCCAATTTGGCGTTTGAGAAACTGCTATGTTTTCCCAAATATTTATTTTACCTAAACTAGAAGTTAAACCAGTATTAGTTATTGATAGCACAATATTCCCTGTTCCTGCAACACTTTCTACAGATCCTGTCGCAGAAACACCAGAAGGACTAGCTGTAGCTATTCCAACTGCCACCTCTGTGCCTACCGAAGCTGTTCCAGAAACGCCTGTTGGGGAAATAGGTGTAACCAAACTTATAGTAACAGATCCTTGACCTGAGGTACCAGCTAAACCAGAAACACTATAAACAGAGGCTTGTCCAGGAGTGGTTGTGGCTGCTGTTCCAGAAACACCCGATTGAAGTACAACAGGGGTAGTTTGATTCCAAGGTCCATCGTTCCAAGCACCTCTACTCCAACCTTGTAAAGTGCTATTGGACATTTAAGAAATTCTTATAATCGCTGTGCTCGAAGCCGCTGTTGGAAATTGTATTGTAAATGTACCACTAGAAGAACTTTTATTTCCTCCAAAATCTAAAGCACAGACAGCTTTATTACTTTGTGAACTGTTATAAATTAAACACCCTCTAGCTGTTATTGTAGCAGTTGTGTAACTTAAATCAGAAAAATCACAAAAACCTACTGTTCCCGAAGATGTTGGTGTAACATTAGTTAAAGCTGATCCTCCTGTAGCATATGTTCCGCTAGAGGCAACTTCGCCTGTTGTAACAAAAACAGTTGTTGCAGCACCTAAAGTAGCGGTTGTGCTTGATTTTCCACCACCAGATATAGCGTACAGAGCCAACTTAAAACTGTTTTGTCCATTTGTAAAATTGTGCGTAGCTGTAAGTAGTTCTTTTTTAAAAGAAGTACACATCGCTTGAGTTATTGCCATCACAGCCTCCTTATCAAATTTGCTAACTCTTTGTGTCCGTTTTGACGAATCACATGACAGATTGTACCACGCTCTTCTCTTCTTGCCAAGCTGAGATGATAAAATAATACTTGTTTTAGATTTTGTCTAAAAGCCTCAGCTTGTTCCCTAATCGCTGGAGGAGCATCTTCTGATAAAAACATTATTTTATTTATAGCCATTTCCATGATTTGTTCGGTAGAAAGACCACCATTATCAGAGGTGGTAACTCCGACATTGTTTATTTGTGCTCCAGCATTTAAATCAAACATATCTTATAAAATAAAAAATTTAATAATAAAATGCAATTTATTTATTCTCATCATAAGTAAACCCTTTTATGTCGTTTCTTCCCCAAACAATATTTTGAGGGTTTTCATCCAAAGGCTCAGGAGGTAGCAAAGATTTTTTTGAAACAAGTAAAGAAGAATTTTCTGTAGAAACCACAAGAGGGTCTTTTAGTCTATGGTATCCATATAGTTTTTCTTCTGGTGGAACATTTGTATCTAAAAACGGTGAGTTATTAGCGACTTCAATTTTCATACCTTTTGCTATACCAGTAGCCACCCAAAACTCACAACAAGCTCTTCCAGCTTCAGCAAAATGAGGAACATTTTTGTAACTAAAATCTATACCAAAAGTATGCAAAGAACCAACCTCATTAGCAACCGCAAATGCTATAGCGTAAGCTGTCGTATTATTGAGATAAGCCAAGCCAGTTGTTGTGATTACCTCTTCTAAAGGATACTCAACAACTCCTGGACACCTTTTATCTTTTTCACAACTATATATAGGACCTTTATGGGTTTTAAGTATTTTTTGCATGATTTTAGTTTGTTTACCCGCTTTGATATCATCTAAAAACCTAGAAGGCGGATCCATCATAAAAACCCTATCGTGATATATAATACCTGACATTGAGTTTATTACCCAAGTTTCATCGTATTCTTCGCTACGCATTTTAGATAAAATAAAGTCTGAAAATGTAAGACCTAGTCCTACTAATGCTATCTTCTTCCCCTTTAAATCTTTTTTCATTTATATCATGTTCTACGAGTAGATACTAAACCTTGTCTGTAAGCATCAGAATTTTCTCGTGCTTCCCCATAATCTTTTAATCTAAGTAAAGACTCTTGAAACCTAGCTAAATATATCTTAAATAAATCATCATCACCCTTCATAAAAGTATAAGCCTCACATAATGTGCCATACAACATAGCGTCTTGAGCGTTTGTTCCTAACCAAGAAGTACCATCGCTTGTAGCAGTAATAGAAGTCGGTCTATAATAGTAGTGAAGTTCAGTTGCAAAATCATCACTAGGTGTAGGAGCAAGTATAAAATTACTTACATCAAACAAAGCATAAAATCTTGGGTTTCCAGTTGTTGTATTACCTTTTGGTGTAAATGTCTGTATATAGTTCACATCTTTTTGCAGCAAAAACTGCGTTTCTGCATCAGAGTTTGTAAAAGAAAGTGAAAAAGAAGCCAGATAATCATCTGGTACTTGCAAAAACTTATTACCAGAAGACATACTACCAGTAACATTTTTTCTAAAATAATCTAAATCTACTTGCTTTAATATTCTTTCTTCAGTTGTGATTATGAAGTTATTAAGGTTATTTACAAAAGTTGTTTCTGTGTTTTGTGTATAATCCTGCACAGCGTTTTTTAAAGTAGTAAGTGTCCAACTCATGAGGTCACCACCTTAACTTCACCAATACCACTTGTTCCGTGTATTGATTTACTTTCTATACCATTATCACTTAAAAAAGTTTCACTCACTTGTATTGTAAATGTTTCAGGTTGTGGTGTTCTTGGATCCATCAACGCTTGGGGTTCAAATGGTGGTCTTTTAGGTTCTAGTTGTGGGTGTTTTGGTTCATACTCACTTCTATGAACTAAAAAACCATTCCACTCTTTAACTCTTTCCCTGTACGGAAATTCCATCCCACTTCGGTCGGATATAAACTTAGAATATTTTCCACTAGCGTATTTCATATTAATTGATAATAAGTGCTGCTTGGGGTTAAACTTAAACTAGAACGATCTCTATCCTCTGCTGCTGCTCTTTCAAACTCTTCTTCATATACAGCTTTTAAAAGTTTTACTCGTTCTGGTGACTTTTTCATAGCTATATAATAAGCTAATCCAGCTGTCAAACAAGGATAAAATCTAAAGGGTACATCAACTGTGTTAACATCTGCATCTGCATCTTGTATTCTTGTTAATCGGTCAAACACTAATTTTAAAGAAGAAGAATTTGGTGTCGGCCATAATCGTAGTGTTGGAATTATTTGTCTATCTACATAAAACTGACTAGGTGTAGAAGTGCTTCTTTTATTTGAAATAGATAAAAAAGTATCTCTACTTACTCTTGTTATTGATGTATCGGATTGTGTAGAAGTACCATCATTTTGTCTTACCACAGCTGACAAAATATCTATACTAGAAGTAACATCAGAAAAACCTACAGTACCGCTAGAAGTTGTCGAAGCTGAACTTGTTCCTCCTGTTATTGTTTCTGATGAGGAAAAAGTTCCAGAAGGTATTGTAATTGCTAAAGAAGTTGAAGAGGGAACGCTAGTTACAGAAGCTGTTGCTGAACTTGTTCCTCCTGTTATTGTTTCGCCAACAGAAAAACTTGCAGAAGATGCAACCGATAAAGTAAGCGTACCTAAAGGATATTCGCTTATACCATTGGCTAAACTTAAAGTTTCTTGGCTAATTGTCCAACGGTTTAAACCTCTATTAGCCCAATCAGCAAATAAAATATTTAAAGAGCGTCTTGCAGTTTTAAGGTCGTAACCAGTTCGTACTTCTAAACCACACCTTTCAAACGCCTCCTCGATGTAATCAGCTACATCTAATTCAAAATCTTTTGAAGAAGAAGTTGTCATGATTTTTTCCTTGCTGTTAGTTTTGCTGCGGCAAAGTTAGCCTCTGTTGGAGCACCTTTAGCTCCTTTTTTACGCATTTTACCGCCTCTTTTTCTTTTAGCGTGTATGTTTGCGTATAAACCTTTTCTAGCCATTAGCTGTATGGTCCTTTGATTACTTTGATTACTTTGCCACCTTTAGCATAATTTTTCTTGTTCATCATACCACCTTTAGCATAATTTTTCTTTTTCATCATGCCTCCGCCCATCATTTTTTTCTTATCCATGATGCCGCCACCAGCCATCATTTTTTTATTTTTCATTTTTATCTCCTGAATAAAGGTTATTAAAAGTTATATTTGCATCCATATAGCTATCATGAGATTCTGCTGAATGTGTCCACTGACTAGGTTTAAAGTCAGGTGGTCCTTCTCCAGTTTCCCATAACGCAGGACTAGTAGCCCTAACCCTGTTATTAGGTAAAGCGACAATGTTACCTGTCCACTTTCCAGCATCAATTAATTCTATTACATGAGACTGCTTATGTTGAGCTGGATCATCAGCAATAGAGTTATTTGTGTAATCAATCGTAAACATATATTTACCAGTATAAAACTTTCCATCGATTTTGCAACGCCAAGGAGAAGAACTCGTTCTTTCCATAACAATACACGAATGATCTCGTGAAGAGCAATCCCAAGGTTGTACTAAATGAGTTTGCATAACCTCTGGCCATTCTTGCAAAGGAGTGTCGGCAACTAAAGCACTTATAGGCATTCTCGCCCACATCGCTCCACCATGAATATTTTGTTCTTTTGGGGAATTATCAGATTCACAACCAGTAAAAATAACTTGAAAACTTAAACATCTATCTGGTATTGTGTTGACTGCAATAGCCATCGCATGAAGATACTCTCCATGATACCTTTCGTGATTTACAGTAAATTCCCTTCTAACCCAACACTTAAAGTAAGGGATATTGCTAATTAAATGAGGCATATTTTCCCCTATGCTGTTGTAGTTTTCTTTTTCTTTTTACCTTTACCAAAAATATGAGCGTCTACTTTTGCAGCTTTTCCACCAGTAAGCACAGAGTTCACCCTAGCCATAGCCCATTGATTAGGTGAGGCTCCTGGACGGTGTCCTGTTCTATAAGCGGCAAGACCTTTGTTATACACTCTTGCTAACTGACCAGCAGTTACTTTTTTTCCTTTGGTTCTAGCTTTTTTAGCTTTTTCG